CCTTAAAATAACAAACCCTGAAGAAACCATACGAAGAACAAAGAAGGATGGGTTCACAATGGCTATGAATATATTAAAAGGGATCGCTGACAGGCAAGTAGCCTGACCCACTACCCCCATAAGGGGTACTATGCGAACGCCCCGTACAGGGCATTACAGAGCCTCTGAGGGGGTATTATGACAGACAAGCAAGATAAGTTCATTGAAGAATACGTCCGTACAGGTAATGCTACCCAGAGTGCTATCTATGCTGGCTACTCTGAGAAGACTGCAAGCATCCAAGGCCACCAACTCAAGAAGAAGTTTCGTACAGAGATAGAGGATGCCACCTACAAGTCCCTACAGGACAAGATACCACAGGCATTAAGTTGGGTAACTAACCTAGCAGAGAACGCAGAATCCGAGTCAGTAAGACTTGGGGCCATTAAAGACATTCTTGATCGCGCTGGATTAAAACCGGTAGAGAAAATAGAAACCACAACCATAGAATCCATGTCTGATGAGGAAATCCAGAGAGAACTAGATGCCCTCAGAACAAGACATTAAGGAACTAAATCTACTACGAGAGAAGGAAAACAGGGCTGTATACAACAGAATCTCCCTATATGACCCCTATCCCTACCAGTTAGATTTCCACAAGACAGGCGAGAATAGCCAACGCCTACTCATGGCAGCCAACAGAATAGGCAAGTCATATTGTGGTGCAGCGGAGATGAGTTATCACTTAACAGGATTGTACCCTGAATGGTGGGAAGGACGTAAGTTTGATAAACCAATCACAGCATGGGCTGGTGGGGTGTCAAATGAAACCACAAGAGATATCGTACAAGCAGAATTACTGGGTTCCCCCGACGATCCCGAAGCCTTTGGCTCTGGCGCTGTTCCACGCAAACTTATAAAAAAGACGGAACGGAAACCCGGAGTACCAAATGCCAAGTCCGTAGCCCTCATACGGCACATTACTGGCGGGAACTCTTCTTTATACTTCAAAGCCTATGAAATGGGTGTTGATAAATGGCAAGGCAGATCAGTCGATGTAGTATGGCTGGATGAGGAGCCAAGCAGGGAACTGTACTCCCAGAGCGTAACACGAACGCTCGATAGGAGGGGGATGGTTTACATGACATTCACCCCGGAACAGGGTATGACTGAAACTGTAGCGAGTTTCATTAACCGTATACAACCGGGTCAGTCCCTTACTAACGCCACATGGGATCACGCCTCTGAGAAGATAACCTCTATGAAGGGGGAGAAAGGACACCTCTCAGAAGATGTAATGATGCAGATTCTCTCTGCATACTCCCCACATGAGAGGGAAATGAGGAGATACGGTAGACCATCTATCGGTTCTGGCCTGATATTTCCTATTAGTGAAGAAGAATTAATGATTGATCCTATACAGATTGAGGATCACTGGCCCAGAATAGCGGCTATTGACTTTGGTTGGGATCATCCAACAGCGGTAGTATGGTGTGCGGTAGATAACGAAACCGAAACATTCTACGTTTACGACTGTTATAGAGCATCTAAGGCTAGTCCGGCTGTTCACGCTGAGATCATTAAGATGAGGCCGCACTTTATCCCCATAGCCTACCCGCATGACGGAAATCGCAGGGATAGCATGGGGAATCCGGGCCTAGCCGACCAGTATAGAGGTCATGGGTGCAACTTTAAACTGGAACACTTCACGAATCCACCTGCTCTAGGGCAGAACAAAGGCTCTAATTCAATAGAAGAAGGGCTGATGGCTATGATTCAATTTATGGAAGCAGGTAAGTTCAAAGTATTCTCCACCTTGCCCGACTGGTTTGAGGAGTTTAGAATGTATCACCGAAAAGATGGTAAAGTTGTTCCTTTAAGGGATGACATCATGAGCGCCACAAGGTATGCTTTTCAATCACAGCGTTATGCCATTGCTGGCGCTGACCCCGAATGGACTAGCGATTTAACTTATAGGAACTACGGAATTGTCTGACAAAGAAACAGAATTAACATCACGAATACAACAGGAGATTTCAGATTCTCTTGGGTATGATGGTGAAATATCTATACAGCGAGAGAAGGCCATAGAGTATTACTATGCCCTACCCTTTGGTAACGAGGTAGATGGTCGTAGTCAGTATGTTGACTCTACTGTACAGGATACTGTCGAGTGGATCAAACCCTCTTTGATGAGGGTATTCGCGTCTGGTGACGAGATGGTTAAGTTCTCTCCTCACGGGCCTGAAGATGTCCAGGCGGCTAAACAGGCCACTGACTATGTTAACTATGTATTCAGTAAAGATAACCCCGGATGGGAAATCCTCTACTCATGGTTCCATGACGCTCTCCTTCAAAAGAATGGAATAGTAAAAGTATGGTGGGATGAGTACCCAGAGAAGCAGCGAGAAGAATACCACAGACTTACAGATATGGAGTATGAACTCCTTAGCGCAAGTAAGGATGTAGAGATCATAGAAGAGAATGAATACTACGAGGAAGTTACATACCACGATGTAGTCCTCCTTAGAGGATCGTACAACGGAAAGATTAAGATAGAGAACGTACCGCCTGATGAATTCCTTATCTCAAGAGAGGCCAAAGGAATACAGGACGCACGATTCGTCTGCCACAGGGTAAAGAAAACTGTCTCAGAACTGAGAGTGATGTACCCTGACGATGATTTTGATATAGGCGAGTTAGGCGGGGGATATAACGAAGAGTTATACAATGCGGAAAGAATTGCTCGTTACAAGTTTGATGACTCAGCCTCTTGGGGTGGCGGACTAAACGAGAATGGTGAAGAGGCTCTAAGAGAGTATTGGTTACATGAATCCTTCATCAGAACAGATTACGATGATGACGGTATCGCGGAATTAAGAAAGGTTTGTACGGTGGGAGATTATATATTCTCCAATGAGGAAGTTGACAAAGTTCCTCTTATTTCTATCACTCCTTTAAAGATTCCGCATAAGTTCTTTGGTTTGTCGGTTGCTGATCTAGTAATGGATTTGCAACTCATTAAGAGTACGCTGATGCGTAATTTAATGGACAACGCCTATAACCAGAACTTTGGCAGGTACGCTGTCTTAGAAGGTCAGGCGAATCTTGATGACCTCTTAACCCAGAGGCCGGGCGGTGTGGTAAGAGTTAAATCTCCACAAGCCGTCATGCCCTTGGCTACCCCTCCCCTCCAGCCTGAATCCTTCCAGATGCTTGGATATCTGGATGAGATAAGAGAGTCTAGGACAGGAGTAAATAAGAACACACAAGGTATCAATGCAGACGCTCTGACAAGCCATACAACGGCCACAGCAGTGAATGCGGTGATGACCAATGCCCAGTCAAGGGTAGAGTTAATTGCCCGTCAGTTCGCGGAGACAGGCGTTAAAGAACTGATGTATTGTATATACGAACTCCTGCTAAAGAACCAAGATAAGGAGCGGGTAGTAATGTTAAGGAACGAGTGGGTTCCTGTTCGCCCTGATATGTGGAGCGACAAAATGGATTGCACTGTTTCGGTTGCTTTGGGCAATGGCTCAAAGGATCAGCAGATGGCCCACCTTTCCCAGATGCTACAGTTCGCATCACAAGCCATGCAGGGTGGACTCCCTATCGTAACCCCAGAGAATATGTACAATCTAGGAGCCGCATTGGTTAAAGCAATGGGCTACCAGAATGTAGATGACTACTTAACTAAACCACCACCGCCCCAACCTAAACAACCGACCCCAGAAGAGCAACTTGCCCAGATGGAAATGCAAGTCAAGCAGAAGGAGTTGGAGATCAAGGCGGCTGATGTACAGGTTAAGATGCAGAAGATTCAGCAAGACGCTAAGAAAGATGCGGTAGACGCACAACTTAAAGTTGCTGAACTTGCGCTAGAGAAAGAACAGAACAGAGCGGTAGCCTTGGGATGATAGACATCGAAAGAGAGCGTCATGCTAAGAGTCTTTTACAAGATGCGCTACTACAGGAATCATTTGACACACTAGAAAAGAATTTACAGGACACTTGGAATAACTCCGGTGTTCATGATGTAGATACGAGGGAGCAGTGTTGGCTCTCGTTAAGACTCCTCGAACGGATACGCCTTCATCTAACCAGTATAGTTGATACTGGAGATATGGCGAGGAAGATTGAGGAATACCAAATCTAAGGAGAACACACATGGCGGATACGCAAACAGCCCCGCTCCCCGAACCGGGAAGTATTACTGAAGCACAATCAGCATTCTTAGGACTACTGGAACCTGAAGAGGACAAACCAAAGTCTGAAGAAAGCCCCCCTGAAGAAGTTGAAGAGTCTACTGAGGAAACTCAAGACGAATCACCTGAAGAGGTTTCTGAGGAAGAACCCGAAGAGGAGTCAGAAGACGAATCTGAGGAGGAATCTGATGAAGAGTCAGAAGTTGAAGAGGAAGTAGAGGAACTTTATACTGTCACCGTTAATGGTGAAGAGCATGAAGTACCCCTTGAGGAACTCGTCAAAGGCTATAGCCGTCATTCTGACTATACAAAGAAAACTCAGGAAATCGCTGAATACCGCAGAAATGCTGAAGCCGCAGTACAGCAGGCCCAGCAAGAGATACATCAGACTCAGCAATTCCGACAACAGTACATTGACGCCGCGTCTGCCGCAGTGCAGGAACGGTATGGAAAATGGCATCAACTCCAGAACAATACTGACTGGGAACGCTTAAAGATAGAGGATAGAGAGGAATACCTGACTAAGAAGTCAGAACAGGCAGACCTTGAAAACTCAATCAAGCAAGAAACTGAAAGGGTTAAACAAGCAACCCAACAGCAACAGCATGAAGAAGCGCAAGCCCATCAACAGTATGTGGTACAAGAAACTCAAAAACTAGAATCCATAATTCCTGAATGGAGAAATCCAGAGTTCAGGAGTAAAGTTGGAAAAGATTTGACAGAGTTTGGTGTATCACAAGGTTTCTCAGAGAAAGATGTAAAGCAAATAACTGACCATCGTCAGTTACTTGTTCTTATGCAAGCCAAAGCATTTCAAGAAATGCAGAACGCCCAAGTAACAGCAAAGGCCAAGAAAACCAAAAAGAAACCTAAGATGGTTTCCTCTGGAACTGGCAAGAAGAAGGGTGAGAATGCCAAAAAGCAACGTACTGCACAGATGAAGCGTCTTAAAGAGAGTGGTCATTTAGATGACTCTGTTGCTCTCTTTGAGGATTTTATAGACATTTAACTAAAGGAGGGAAATCCCATGGCCGGAGTCCCAACGAATACTAGGGAAACCTATGGTGCTATAGGCATCAGGGAAGACCTAAGTAATATAATTTACAATATAAGCCCTATGGATACGCCGTTTCTAAGCGGTGTAGGTAAGGGTTCATGCGATAACACGACCTTTGAATGGCAAACTGATACTTTGAGCGATACGTCAAATAACAGACAGCAGGAAGGGTATGATTACGCCTCAACTGCCGAAACTGAGCCAAGGCGTTTGACTAATTTTACGCAAATATCGGCAACTCAGGTGCAAACCAGTGGCACGGCTGAAGCGGTAGATTTCGCAGGAAGGAAATCAAGTCAGGCTTACCAGTTGGCTAAACGCGCAAAGGAACTAAAGCGCAATATGGAGACAATGCTTTTAGATGACACTCTAAAAACTATTGCCTCGTCTGGTTCTGCTAGGGCAACTGCTTCTGTTGGTGCTTGGATGGGCGGCCCTATTTTACTGCAAACGCCCGTTCTGGATGGAACCCAAGACCCAGTTGTTGGGTTGCAGAATCTTGGTGCCGGCTCTGTTGGCCCAGATGGTACAACTGCTCCATCGGCTGTCGCAGGTTCAACTACTGCGGTTACGCTTGCTGGAATAAACGAAACTGTATCTCGTATCTGGGATAAGGGCGGAACACCTGATGTTATTATGTGTGACGGCCCAACTAAACAGACGATCAGTTCATCTGGTGTTGGTGGTAGTGTGGTTGCTGATCCTATAGGAAACAACTCAGGTGGCAAAGCCATTACTGCTATAAACGCAGTGGATGTTCTGGTTACTGACTTTGGTACGTTTAAGATTGTTCCTAATCGTTTCTCAGTTGCTACTTCCGCATATTTCTTTGACTACGATCTGTGGTCTATTGATTACTTGCGTCCTTTCCGAACGGAAACTCTTGCGAAATCTGGCGACAGTGTGAAGCAACTCTTAATTGCTGAATACGGTCTACGCTCTAAGAATGGGTTTGGCAATGGTCAGTTGAGAGGTGTAAAGTAAATTAGTCTTGGTTTAGCCCCCCTCGGGGGGCTTTGCCTTACAGGAGGAATAAGATGGCAAAAATTGGACAACCACCAAATAAGGGTAGTGCGACCGCTGCTGGCCCAAATATGAACCCCCCACCTTATGCAGAGGGGAACCCAAAGGTTGTGAAAGAACCCAAGGGTGGAAAAAGTTACAGCAATATAGATGGAATAATTAATGCTTGCGTCAAAGCATCTGGTAAGAGTGGATTTTCCAGAGGATAGATATGGTTACTAAAGCAGAACTTAAAAAGGCTGTGAAAACTATGGAAAAATCAGATAGCAAAAAACCTGAGAAGTCCGTAAAGAAACTAACTACTAAAGATCGTGTGAATAGGATAGTAGAGGGGAATGATCCGGGGTATCACTTGCAATGAAGGGTAATCCCACTCCAGTAGATACGTTTCATTCAAACGCTGATGAAACTGAATTTACTATTAATACACATCAGGATGTTGAGCCTATACTAGAAGAGAATAAGAAAGCCTATAATAATTATGGTGATCTGCTTACTCCCGGCAAGTCCGGGGAAGGTGTGCGTGTTGCTTCTATTCCCACGAATATATGGACTCAATGGATGAAAGAAACCAACGGGGAGATACAGAGAGATCATAACCTTATGAAAAAGTATCTAAACGACCCCGCTAACAAATATTTTAGAACTACACCAACGAGGATTTAATTATGTGGTTATACGCGCGTGGCGTCGCAGGACGCACACAAAGAAATTATCCAATCTTAAACCAAAACGTATTCTTCTCAGCCCGTAACGTATAATGGCTATTGGAAACTACACGCAGTTGCAAACTGCTGTAGCAAACTGGTTAGACAGAGATGATCTAACAGACAGAATACCAGAGTTCATTACTCTGGCAGAGGCCCGTATGAACAGGGTTCTACGGTTGCGACTGATGGAATCCAAGTATACGGCATCTACTGTAGCCTCTCAGAGAAACTATGCACTGCCTGCTAGTTATCTACAGATGCGGAATTTCCAACTCAACACTTCCCCGATAACAACGTTATCGTATGTTTCTCCTGAAATATTCGACAGGTTATGGGGTGGTAGTACAGGGGGAACTCCGCAGTTCTACACTATTCTAGCCGGTGAAGTTCAACTGGGGCCAATGCCCGGTTCTGTATTGACGATGGAGATGCTCTTCTATAAGAAGATCACCGCTCTTTCAGCCTCCAATCAGACAGAGCAAATGCTTACAGATAACCCAGACATCTACTTGTACGGTGCGTTGTTAGAGGCTGAACCCTTTATCATGAACGATGAAAGAGTAGTGTTATGGGCGAAAGGATTTACACAAGCCGTTGCAGACCTACAGGAACAGGATAACAAGGATCGTCACTCAGGCTCTGCCTTGCGGGTGATGAATACGAGTGGCTACTATTGACAGCCCCTATACCTTGGTCAAACGCTATATCTCCTATAACATGGTCTACTATAGGGATAAACTGGAACAGCCCCGCTAAGGCTAACTCGTCTTCATTTGCCGTTGATACTGGTTATACTAACGGCACAACTGTAAATCTAGCATCATCTGCTACCTTTGCAATAACGGCAGACGATACTAAAGCGGGGGCATTAGATGCGGTAGGTGCTGCAACCTATGCAGTTAATTCAGGCTTTACAGACTTTGGGGCAATCTCACTAAACCCCTCGGCAACGTTTGGGGCTTCGCTAGGGAATACAAATGTAGGGACGCTTACTATGGTCCCATCCATAACGTTTGCCCTAGAGCAGGATTACTCTTCAACTGTAGTGTTGAGCGCGGTAGCATCCGCAACTTACGCAATCACTGAAGGGTATTCGTTAAGTAGTGCTTTTCTATGGAATCCTGTAGACGATCCCTCAACAACATGGGGTGCTGTATCAGACCCTTCAACAACGTGGTCTAGTGCATCAGACCCGTCAACAACATGGACAAAGGTAGAATACCCCGATTGAATATACAACCGACACTAAAGGCCGATGGAGGTCTAAAAATGAAATACGATAATGACTATAATATCGGCCTGAGGAATATATGGGACGTTGTTTGCTACGATTCTGACGGCCAAGAAAAGTGGCGCGAGTCCAATAGAAACCTCGTAACTACGGAAGGATTGAATCATGTGCTGAGTATTGTGCTAGATGGCGGTACTCAGATTACCGGGTGGTACGTTGCCTTGAAAGGTGCCGGTTCAGCGGCAGCAGGTGATACGATGTCATCCCACTCTGGATGGTCAGAGGACGTTACTTACTCTGATAGTTATCGACAGACGCTGACTCTTGGAACCGCCTCTTCTGGAAGTATTGACAACACCGCTAGTAAGGCTAACTTCTCTATAAACGGGTCAGCCACGATTGCGGGGGCTTTCTTGGTATCCTCCGATAGTAAGAGTTCCTCGTCAGGCACACTTTATGGGGTTGTAGATTTTGCCTCCTCTAGGGCGGTTATCTCTGGTGACACCCTCATAGTTACGGTAACACTTACCGCAGCGAGTGCATAATGGGCGTTGAAACAGCCGCTTGGGTAACACAGTTAGTCGATACTAACCCCGTTGTTGGCGACCCCGTTGGAGAAGGGGACGATCATCTGAGGATGGTAAAGACTGTTTTACAGAATAGTTTTCCCTCTTCGTCTACCACAGCGATAGTTCCTGATGTTTCAGGAGAAACAGGAAAATACCTGACCAATGATGGAACCGACACTTCGTGGGGGACCGTTAGCGCGGCAAGCGCAGGATTTGCCGTTGCAATGGCAATAGCCCTATAGGATAATAAAATGGCACAAGATTTCACAAAAGATTATAAATCTCAAGTCACCAATGCGGCGCATACTCTGAGAACCGCAGACTCGAATGATGCGTTGATCGGTATTAGACTGACAAACATTACAGCCTCTGCGTTAACGGTGGACGTTTGGATTGACGTAGCGGCAGCAGGTACAACAGCCTCGATTGTTTATCTCGCTGATGACCTTTCTATTCCGCCAAAGTCCTCAGTCGAACTTATACAAGGCGGTGCGAAGATCGTCATGCAGAATACTGACTTACTACGGATTCAGTCATCTGCGGCGACTTCTGTTGCGGCCTATATTAGTGTAGTTGACGCAATCTCAGCATAGGGGGCAGTTATGGCGCAAGAAGTAAATGGCACGTTGTATATCAATAACCCCGCTGCTAAAGATGGGTTCTTCACTCATCAACCTACTATTGATGGTAATCATACTATCGACTCAGCAGTTCTTGCTGGTCCTGTAACTCTAACAGGTACGGTTACGGTCACAGGAACTCTGGTGATTGTATGAGTAAACTCAACGTAAACTCAATAGAGCCTTCAGGCACAACGCTGACGCTGGGTGCGTCTGGAGATACCGTAACCATCCCAAGTGGTGCGACTATAGACGCATCAGCGGGAACAGCTACAGGGTTTGGGAAGGTGTTGCAGGTTGTTACCTTGCAGTACAACACGATTGAAACACATTCGGCTGGAGCGTCATGGCAAAACACAGGACTTTCGGCAGCAATAACTCCATCGTCAGCCAGTAACAAAGTTTTGGTCTTGATTACGGCATCCGTGGGTGCAAGCGCTTACGGAATGGCTAATGTTGTTAGAGACAGCACCGCCCTCAATCAAGGAACAGCAACAGGATCAAGGGTTGCTTGTACAGTGGGCATATATGGCGGCGGTTCATCTACCGAAATGCCAACAATTACATTACTGGACTCACCAAGCACAACAAGTGCTACAACCTATTTGTTAGCACTATACGGGTACGCCGGTAATACTACCTACCTCAATCGGACTTATGATGATACTGATGCTGTTCATACTGCTTGTCCATCGTCCTCAATAACCTTAATGGAGATAGAAGGATGAGAGATCAAGCAATCCTTAACACACATCCTTCAGTCACTAGAATTGTTGGAAGCGCAGACGCTTACGATATTAACGGCAGTCCTGTTGTTTTAGATGAAGCGGTAATAGATACTGAAACCGAACGACTCCAAACAGAACAAGCAAACACTGCCGCACAACTTGCCGCAGACAAACAATCAGCGCACGACAAACTCTCTGCACTTGGTTTGACTGACGCAGAGATAGAGGCAATCACATGAGCAGCGAAGTCAAAGCAAATAAACTAAGCCCTGCTACAGGAACAGACGTAACTCTGGGCGATGCTTCCGATACTTTTACTCTACCCGCATCAGCAACTATTCAAGTTGCGAGTTCTGGTGAGATTGACATAGCCTCTGGCGCGACTCTGGACGTAAACGGAACTATTGACTTAACAGGCGCAACCAAAACAGGGTTTCCCGCAGGTGGTTTAACAGAGGTGGATCAATGGAGATTGACAGCAAATTTCCTGTCCACAGATGCGGATATAACCACTAACCTAGAAAGGAATGATACTACTGGATTTTCACTTCTTGGAACTGGCATGACAGAAAGTTCTGGGATATTTAGTTTTCCATCTACAGGTCATTGGATGGTGACTCCAACTATGTTTATCACATCTGCTGCTGGTGATAACTTGGGGGTTCAAGCCCATTTTACTGTAGATTACTCAACGGGTCCGACATGGACGTTCATAGGGTCGCAGAACATCGGTACAGGCATTACGATTCAGAATTCCGCGACTTATATTGTTGATGTAACGGATACCGCTGAGTGCAAAATCAAGTTCACCACCCAAAGCGTGAGCGCCGGGTCTGGAATCCTTGGAAGCACTACTGGAAACTTCAGTTGGTGGACTTTCGCAAAATTGGGGGATACATAAGATGGAACTTCAAGACGCACTTCAGTATTTTAATGTTGGTCTAGGACAATGGTACGGTTGGAGGAAAGTTGATGATGATGGGAATGTAATTCCTAATGACCAGAGAATGACATATCAGCATTTAATAATACATGGCGATGTTGCGGTCAAACCAACGGAACAAGAAATTAATGACAAGATAGCAGAATACGATTCCCAAGAATACGCTCGACTCAGAAAGGTTGAGTACCCATCAATAGAAGAATGCGTCCACGCGATCCTTGATGACGATCTTGAGGCGTTACAAGCCAAACGCGCAGAGATCAAAGCGAGATATCCTAAATGAGCGAAGTTAAGGTTAACAAAATCTCCCCACGTTCCGGGACGGACGTAACTCTGGGGGATTCTGGAGATACGTTTACTGTTCCATCAGGCGTAACACTAAAGACTCCAACTCTAAACTTGGATGGAACCACTGAGGCTTCTCCCGCAGAAGGAGATATTTGGTACGACAGCGGTAAGTTTTATCTAGGTACAAGTCAAAGTATCAGTGGAACATGGAGTAGTGGGGGTAACTTAGGGACTGCTCGTTATAGTCTAGCGGGAGCAGGAACACAATCGGCGGGACTCTGTATGGGTGGTTATACTTCTGGCGCCTCCGCTGTCACTGAAGAATATAATGGTTCCGCTTGGAGTAGTGGTGGTAACTTAGCAACTGCTCGTTATTATTTAGCAGGAGCAGGAACTCAAGCAGCAGGACTTTGTATGGGCGGTTCTGCTGGTTACCTCAGCGTCACAGAAGAATACGATGGTTCTGCTTGGAGTAGCGGTGGAAATCTAGCAACTGCCCGTAGTAGTCTAGCAGGAGCAGGAACCCAAAGCGCGGGACTTTGCATGGGTGGTAATACAGGTTCTGTCTCCAATGTTACGGAAGAATATGACGGAACCTCGTGGGCTAGTGGTGGCAATCTAGCAACCGCTCGGAAGGATCTAGCCGGAGCAGGTACTCAAAGTGCAGGGTTGTGTATGGGCGGTTATACAGATGATTACTCCAACGTCACCGAAGAATACGATGGTACATCTTGGAGCGGTGGAGGAAACCTAGCAACTGCCCGTAATTTTTTAGCGAGCGCGGGTACACAAACAGCGGGATTGTGTATGGGTGGTTGGATAGGTTCTAACCTCAACGTAACAGAAGAATATGATGGAACTTCTTGGTCATCTGGTGGTAACTTAGGAACCGCTCGTGGTTATCTAACGGGAGCAGGAACTCAAGCATTTGGTCTTTGCATGGCCGGTTGGGTTGCTTCTGACTCCAACGTAACAGAAGAATATACCGGCGCCGCAGGCAGTTACGATGAACTCTTTTACGCATCAGGAGATTTATAAAAAATGTATGTAATAGCAGAATGCACTGGTAAGGGATTTATAGAAAAGTCCCGTAAATACACTATCTCTGGCTACGCTGGAAATGTATGGGAACTGGATGACAGCACCCATGCAAAGATATGGGCTGAAGAACAAGAACGGTTCAGCGATGGACAGGTGGTCGATAAAGCCACAGCACAAGCGGCGATCAATGCTGCTACTGATGATGTTGATATGGACGGCAATCCAATTACACCACACCAGTTATGAACGCACTTGCAGTCCTTAATAGCGAAGATCAAAAGGTTTACGACTCTCTCCTAGATGAGTGCCGGGATTCATGGCGCAAACGTCAAGTATTCCGCACCGAAACTGAGATGCGCCTTTCCGTATTGAATGACGGCAAACACCCAACCCCGGCGGCAAAATACTGGCAAGCAGTTCGTGAGCAATCTGTGTTTTTTGATAACGTAATGGCGCTCAGTTTTGAGTATCGCAGAAACGTCATCAAACTAGCGCAAAAGGAAAAAGAACTGGCAGAAGAAAAGGATGAGTTGGAGTGCGATTTACTTTTGATTGATATTGACGAACTGAAATGGACTGTTGGCGCACAGAAACAAGAAGCGCATCACCGCATCCGTGAACTGGAACACTGGTCGCGTATTAAATCAGAATTGGATGACGGCTCTTTCGATACAGTTGATCCTAACACCCATCAGCGGGTTTCATTACCTAAAAGATTTGAGCATGATATGAAATCATTAACTCCCGGCACATCTGCATCAGAAGCGCGAAACATTATTGGGTTACATACCACAGCAGTAAATTCAAAATACCTGCTGAAAAATGGCAAGTCCGATGGGTTGCTGAAATGAAAGCACTAGCACTGGCGCTGCGACAAGCAGTTAAATTAAAATACCCTAAAGGTTAAGCGTTATGGCATTAGAAAGCGGAACATATGTAAAAGACCTAGTAGACACAAATCCTACTGGAACAGACCCTATAAGTTTGGGTGATGACCATATTCGCCTAATCAAGAAAGTTTTAGGCAATTCATTCCCAAGCAGCATAAGCGCGGCTACTGTACCTGATGTATCCGGCAATGGGGAGA